TTCTTGCCATAAAAATATCCTCCTGAATTAATATTTATTTTAACATCAATCCAAGAGGATACATATCACGTATTTAGTTTACACAGAATTATTTACACACTCAAGGAATGTGTTATGTACAAGCTGATATGCTTATAATCGGTAAATGGAAGTAATGCATTCAGTTCTTTTTGTATAAAACGAATGCATTTAACAATGCGTTACATGCACCAGTTCCAAAATTATGTCCTTTTGTGTAAATCAAATTACTTCCACTATTGTAATAGCATGCGGAAACATTAATCCATACATCCCAATTTCCAACCAAATCGTAACCAATAATGCCGACTGGAGTATAGCCACTCACTGTTGGCGCTTTAATGTAACATTCAAAATCCTTTCCTGCGCCAACGTTTATATTACTCTTTACCGTTACCTGCTTTACAGACAGTAAACTTTTTAAATTATTGCTCATTGTTGTTTCTGCATTTTTTAATTTGCTATTTAGTTCAGAATCCCTCTAAAAAGAAGAAAGGGGCAAACAGAAAAATGAAAATCACATTCAATGATGGTCAGGAACTGCAGATCCAGCAGGTCACTGAGCAGACGGATGGCGCACTTCTGATCAAGACCATTTCAGCATCCGAGGATCAGCTGAAGACTTTATTCTCTGATCAGACAACAACTAAGAGAATGTCTGTGAGCGAACGGGATGAAGATACTGTTGTGTATGAAAACTACACAAAGCTCGATGCAATCGTGAAGTACACAGCCGGCATCCTTGGTGTGCTGATGTACCGGGAAGGAGAAGATCCGGACAGCCGGATAGCAGCTCTGGAGGCACGACTTAAAGAAGCAGAAGAGAAAAATACGAACCTGCAGTCAAGAGTCGAAAAAGCGGAGGAGAAAAATGAAATGCTCGAAGGATGCATTTTGGAAATGTCTGAAACGGTATATCAGTAAAACGATAATTGTATTAACCATTTTATTCATATTATTACAAATTTCAGGAGGAAAAGAAATGATGGCAATGTTATGGGCACAGCAGATTATGTTAGGAAAGAAAACTTATTCACAGGTACCGAGACTTTTAAAGGACAAAGTAAAAGAAATCCTGATCGATTCAGGAGTAGAAAATCTGGTAACGGAAGAATAATGGAAGAATGAGGTACATGAAAGTGGAACAGGCAAACTATATCAAGGCAATTTTTACGGCAGTATTTGCTTTCCTGTCGGCGCTTCTTGGAGTGCTTGCAGTGCCGGTGATTCTGCTGGTGGCATGTAATCTGATTGATTATGCTACCGGACTTATGGCAAGCAAATACAGAGCACAGGATATCAATTCCTATAAAAGTATCAGAGGAATTTTCAAAAAGGTATCTATGTGGCTGCTGGTAGTTGTGGGAGCGATTATTGATGAAATGCTTCTATATGCATCAACTTCAATTGGTTGGAAGTCACCAGTCACATTTCTGGTGGCATGTGTCGTGGCAATGTGGCTGATCTGCAATGAGATTATCAGTATTTTAGAAAATATTCAGGACATGGGAGTGAATATCCCGGCATTTATGCAGCCGCTTGTGAAACACATCCGATCGCAGGTAGAAGATCAGGTGAAAGTGGATAATGATTCAGAGGGCGAATAATCGTCCTCTTTTTATTTGGAAGGAGAATGTATTATGGCAATGAATGGAATTGATATTGCAAGTTACCAGAGTGGAATCGACCTCAATGTGGTTCCATACGATTTTGTAATTATTAAGGCAACGGAGGGAACAGGCTACACAAATACAGACTTCGCCAGAGCTTATGCGCAGGCGAGACATGCTGGAAAGTGCCTTGGTATTTACCATTATGCAAACGGTGGCAACGTTCAGGCAGAAGCGGATTACTTTCTGAACAAGGTTGGCGGTCGCTTGGGTGAAGCAATTCTCTGCCTTGACTGGGAGGGGAAGAATAACCCGGCGTTCGGTAGCTCTGACTTTGCATGGTGTAAATCGTGGCTTGACTATGTGTACCAGAAAACAGGTGTACGTCCGCTTTTGTACTGTTCGCAGTCAATCGCATACAAATTTGCAAACATTGGCAATTATGGACTCTGGATTGCGCAGTATGCAGATGATAGTCCGACCGGGTACCAGGATGCACTGTGGAACGAGGAAGCGTACACCTGTGCTATCCGACAGTACAGCTCACATGGCAGACTGAATGGGTGGAATGGTGACCTTGATCTGGATAAATTCTACGGAGATAAGGACGCATGGAACAAATACGCCGGAAAAGGAAACGCCATTAAGCCGACACAGCCATACGAGCCAGAAGGGAATACACCTTCTGGCACTACACTTGATCTGGCAGTTGGAGTCATGCAGGGAAAATACGGAGATGGAGAGAAGAGAAAGAAAGCACTTGGAACACGCTATGTAGAGGTACAGGCCTTTATCGACCGGATCTACTCGCTGTCTGCAGATGCACTGGTTAACGAAACAAAGACCGGTAAATATGGAAATGGAGATACAAGGAAGATTGTTCTCGGCAGCCGGTATACGGAAGTACAGAACAAGATCAACGCTGCGTTTGCCAGAAAATCAAATGAGCAGATCGCACAGGAAGTTCTTGCCGGTAAATGGGGCAATGGAAACGACAGAAAGAATCGTCTATCAGCTGCCGGATATGACTACAATACGATTCAGAATATCGTGAACGGTAAGTCAGGTGCTTCATCCGCACAGTATTACACTGTCCAGTCTGGAGATACGCTTTCCGGTATTGCAGCTAAATACGGCACGTCCTACCAGAAGGTTGCGCAGCTGAATGGAATCAGTGATCCAAATTTAATTTATATTGGATAAAAACTTCGGGTAAAATAAAGTATTGACATGTGGCACTGTAGGCGGATATATTTGTGTGTACAGAGAAAAAGAATTTTCGAGATGTGGAAATTAACAAATATTGGTTGACAAATTAACCAAAACTAGTTAAAATAATAACCGAAAGAGGGAAACATACGCATTTGGGAAGGAAGCGGGATTATGAATAGGAGCAAATTAAGTAGATTTGGTATATTCTGCAGAAAGTTAAGATTAGAAAATAGAGAATTACTATATGATATGGCCAACAATCTTGGGGTTTCTTCCGCATTTTTATCAAAAATTGAGAATGGACATGGCAAACCGCCTGCAGAGTGGAGAGAAAAGATAATTGATTTGTACCAACTTAGGAAAGATGAAATTGAGGAATTGGATGCAGCCTTGTTTGAAGCTGATAACAGAAAGAGTATCAATATATCAAGTTTCTCTGATGACGATAAAGCTTTAATGTGGTCATTTGCAAGAAAATTAGATAAGTTGGATAGAAACAAAATAAAAGATTTGCTTGGAGAATAGGAGTGGTAGAGTTTGAGTATTGCGGCAACTGGTTTATCAAGGATGAAGATTAGACAAGTGACAGAACATTTACGAAAAATAGCAGGTCTTGATAAAAGTCCATATTTTCCGATTGTTGAATTTATAGAATTTGTACTAGGGGATCCGGATAATGATTTTAATTATGAAATTGTTGATCCAGGTGAAATGGAGGATATGTATGGGAATACAAATACAGCGACTAATACTATGAGAATTAGAAGTGATGTATACAGAGGCGCTATTGCGGGAAATCCGAGAGATCGATTTACGTTATGTCATGAATTAGGTCATTATTTTTTACATCAGCCAGAATTTATGTCTCATGCACGTGGTAATGTTCCGCGGTATAGAGATCCGGAATGGCAAGCAAATACATTTGCGGCTGAATTGATGGCACCGTATTCTTTAACAAAAGATATGAGCGTGCAAGAAATAATGAAAGAATGTGGAATGTCAAAACAGGCGGCAACAATACAATATAATGAGTACCATAAGATGTATTAAGCTATAGGCTTTTACATAGAAAAAACCAAGCGCACAAGACGCTTGGCACTTACCGAAAGACAACTATATTATTTGCTTCGGTCAGTTATACTTTTCCCTAGACAAGATGAGTATAGCACGATATAGTTCCTTTTGGCAAGTGAAAATGCGAAAGGAGCGGGTGTTTATGTATATTTATAGAGCATCAAGGAAATTACCTGACGGTACTAAAATATATGCGCGTGATTATGGGAAACGTTGTTTTCCTATCTGGATTGGACCTGGACCAGAGCCGGAGTCAACCAAGCATGTATATTATTAAGAAATAAGATAACTAACAGATGCAAGCTGACCGACATTCTGTTTATTTATGAAAAAAGGAGAATGTTATTATGGCAAAGACAAAGAGCAGCATTAGAGGTAAACAGAATAAAAAGATTGTGGTTGTAAAACCATATACCAGAGGTGACGGTGTAAAAGTTGGAGGACATAGGAGATCGACACCGAATTAAAGGAATCAGGAGGCTGCTAAGTGGTCTCCTTATTTTATGCCATAAAATAAGAAGGAAATAACTTTATACGTTGTAGCAAAATGGTTGACCCAATGGGGTTCTAAAGCACTTGGTGATCAGGGGTATTCTCCGTCGGAAATCCTCCGCTATTATTACGGAGATGATATTTATATCAATACCGCTGAAGAAATTTCAGGCATTCCGTCTTCATGGCCAGGGTATACCCTTTCCCAGGGTTCTTCTGGTACAAAAGTCCGGCAAATGCAGGAACAGCTAAATGTCATTGCCGGTGCATACCCGGCAATTCCGAAAATCACAGTTGACGGTATTTATGGTCCGGCAACAGCGTCGTCCGTCAGAAAATTCCAGTCGGTGTTCGGGCTTCCGGTAACCGGAACTGTTGATTACCGTACATGGTATAAAATTTCCGAAATTTATGTAGGTGTATCCAGAATTGCAGAATTGTCCTGACTTGGATTTTATATTATGATCTAAGTTTTCTCCCAAAGTCTGCTTTTATGCAAAGAATACCAAATGTGTCATGCTTCAGTTTAAAATGTTTCATACTCATCTGGTGCAGATTACTGCAAAATAAAAAATGCTAAAATTAACAAAACCTCCCAGTGTAATCTGAATTTATTCTCCATATACTAGGAGCGTAACACAAAACAAAATGTTACAAAAAAGGAGGAAATGAATATGGCAAGTCGTTCATCAAACAGAGCAGCCGTGCCAGAAGCAAAAGGTGCACTGGACAAATTTAAATACGAGGTTGCAAGCGAACTGGGAGTACCGTTATCAGATGGGTACAACGGAGACTTAACTTCAAGACAGAACGGATCTGTCGGAGGTTATATGGTCAAGAAAATGATCGAAGAACAGGAAAAACAGATGTCCGGTCGATAGGGACAGTCAGTGAAGGTATCACAGGCATTTCTGCCGGATACAAAAAGGGAATGTCTGATAAACAGGCACTCCCTTTTTCTCTGATCACTAAGCTGGAAATCGGACTTGAACCGACGACCCCTTCATTACGAGTGAAGTGCTCTACCGACTGAGCTATTCCAGCATTCGTACTGCTTTTGCAGTCACGAATTATATTATATCAAATTTTTGAATAAAAGCAACTCTTTTTTAAAAAAATTACACTTTAAAATAAACATAAAAAATAGGTATTGAAATCTGTAACCAGATATGGTAAACTTTTTTACAATTTGAGAAAGTGTGGGCGCTCTGGAATTGAAAAGACTCCAAGAGTGCCCCTTTTTTGAGAATAAAAGAGTATTACGAAGGGATAAGGTGAACATATGAAAGCGTTTCTAATTTTAGAAGACGGAACTGTGTTTGAAGGCACAAGCATCGGCTCAACAAAAGATATGATTAGTGAGATTGTATTCAATACTTCAATGACTGGATACTTA